TATCAAAGGCTTCAACGCTTCTAAAACCTACAGATATACCGTCCCAATCATCCCATGCTGCTGTAAAGAATGTAGCATCAACATAACCTGAATGCGTTCCAACTATGAAGGAACTACTTTTACTGCCATGAGGTGGCCCTAAAGTCATTTCCATTCTAGCGTTGTCAGTAGCATTATGGTCAAGTTGAATATTCAATCCAGCAACTGTTGATGCGGTATCAACAGAAGGTATAGTACCTTCCATTTGAACTGCATCGCCAGCAGCAGTAAAAGCACCAACTCTACAAGAATCCATGTAATACATTTCCCCATTTCTTCCAGGAAATAACATTGATACACGAGCTGCGTCTGCTAAGACCGCTGCTGCACCAACTTGGTTACATGAAACGAGAGGAGAACCACAAGCAATATAGTTCCAATCCAAGAGAGTTTCAGCTCTACTTTTGCCATCATAAGCACTACTGTTTTTGTTTAATACATCACTTCTCATGATTATGCCTCCTCAATGTTTAACAACGCATGTACTTCAGGTACTGTTACTTCAAGACCCGCTTCTGTAAGAATTAAATCCTTACGAAGGTCTTCATCAGCCTGTTGTACATTAGTTGTGATTGAAGTGTCACGATTAACACCATTTCCGACAAGTGGACGATATGAAACATTGTCCAGATCAACAAGGCAACAAAACTTAGAAGATAGTCCTCTAAAAAGAGGTTCTCTTACTAAGGATAAGTCACCATGAACTGTTTCAACTTTCATGATCTTATGTCCAAATGCACCATTACTCTTATCGAAGTTATAGCGCATTGTTTGCGTTGCTGCTGCACCTGGCATAGAATCACTAACAAAGCTGACTCCATCACCTATCTTATTAAACCAAGAAATTACTGGTAAACTAGCTAAAGCAAGCTTACTAGAGTTTCCACCCCTTGCAGGATCGAAAATAACTTCGAAGTCTTTCAGTAGGTTGTCATAGGTAAGAAATCCTGCTGCAACTGTTTTAAGATAAGCTTGACCCTCAGTATAAGAAACCTGAGTGCCATCAGCAGCAGTTTGACTTTGACCATTTGCCATTATGCTTCCAACAATCCCTTCTGTGTACTGGATTCCACCACCTGAGTAACGCTGACCAAAGAGCATAGCCCTTTCAATATCAACCTTATGTTCACGAAGTTTAAGATTCCAAATACGTTGCCATTCATCAGAATACCCACGAAAGACTGTTGCTCTTGCTGTATTGGTCATTTCACAAGCTGTTTTAAAGATTTGGGTATAACCATAATCATTATCCAACTCTTGTGACCATACATCTGGAGCACCAGAACCTTCTGCAAAAGCAGTTCCAATAACTTGAGCGGTTGCACTAGCAGCTGGATTAGCATCTGATCCAGGATTAGTCAACCATTTAATATCAATAGATGTGCTCGAATTAACTGTTTCAACACGAGCAGTCGCATGATTTGGCCCACCATCTGGGCCAGCATCAGATTGAACGGCTATCACCATACCTGGGATAAGCCAATCTTGAGCTGCTGAAAGAACGGCAGTTACAGTAGCACCAACACTAACTGCTGCTAGGTTGGTGGTAATTGTAAAACTGCGGTCTGTCCAACTAATCTTGCTTCTATCTTCAAGAAATCGGAATTGGGGGTCTGAAGTAGGCACTTTACCAACTTTTGACAAGTAAACAAAAAACGGAGACTCTTCTGGAGCTAGATCAGCGACCCTATCGCTAAAGTCGTACAATCTACGTGAATGTACTGTGCTGTCTATTACCGCACCAGGAGTTCCACTTGAAACTTGTCCACTATTATAAGTAGCCATTTCTACTCTCCCTTATTTATTATTTAAGTACGTTTGTTCGTCCTCCAGCTTTCACAATACTATCCCATACATCATCTACTTCAGATTTCTGTTGTGGTTGCTCACCATTAAGAATACCAGCAGGCGTAGGAGCTTGCTGATTCTGACGTACTTGGTCTAGAGGATTAGGTGATTGTGTGGCTGGATTATCAGCATTAACAGCTCTAAACATTTTAACAATATTTTGAAGCCCGTATTCTCCAGGATGCTTATTAATAAAATCCATAAACTGAGGAAGCTCTTCTTGCGAAACTAAGCCATCATTGACAACTTGGTTTTGAAGTTGAGTCTGCCCCATTTGTTTTTGGAGTCCACCTATACGCTCCTCGACACGAGATTCGATTTGTTCGTTCATTTGCTGTTCTCTATACTGATACGATTTAGATTTAGGGTCATTAAAGGCTTCCCAGGGGTCGAACTCATCTTGACTTAATTCAATACGTTCTGGAGCAGTTGGCTGACCACTATTGAGTTGTGCCATCATTCCTTGCACTACATCAGGACGTGATTCCAACAATTTGCCCACTTGTTCGTATTTTTTAAGTTGTTCGTTTTCGGCACTAAGTTTGTCCTTTTCAGATTGGAAATACTTTGCAGATTCTTCCCAATTGGTTTCAGAACTCTCTGTGTCTTCGACTCCTATATCTTGCCCTACATTATCGTCAACGGGTTGACCTTCAGGAAATTCCTGTTGATGTTCGTCTTGATATGCGTCATTTTTCATGAGATTACTCTCCTTTCTTTTGCGATTTCTGTTGCTTTTCTTGAGCCTGACCACGTAAACGTAATTTCTCTTGCTCCAGCTTCACCGCATTTGTTAGTTTACCAACTGCAAGTTCAGAGCCTTTCTTAGATTCAAGTTCGCTCTCTTTTAACTTGTTTTGGAATTTTGCAACCTCAACTCTCTTCTTATCATGAACAGACTCTCTTTGAGCGGTTTGTAAATCACCTTTGAGTTTTTTAATCTGTTCGCCTGATGCTTGGAGTTGTTGTTGTAATTTTGTAATAGCATCCGTTCTCTGTAAAACGCCCTGCTTGTCAAATATATCTGTTTTCTTCAAAGCTTCAACCTTATCAATAAGCCCTGCTTGATATGCTTCCATATAAATATTCCATTCACCCCACTTGTTAGATGGCATAGTGGAGTTACCTATAACACGAATATCAAATCTATGTAAAGTTATATCATTTTCAATTGATTGCAATTCTTTAGACTTATCATCTATAAGACGCTTATTTATTGTATATTCATCAATATCATTATTAGGCTGTACTATTCTAAATGTTTTTTGGTAATTATAATGAGAACGAGCCAAATTATAAACGACTCGCCCTAACCTCTTTAAACTTGCTTCTATATCTCTGAGTTTTGATTTGCTACGTCTCTGCCCAAAATCTTCAAGCATCATTGTAGCAGAAGATGTTCGAGGAGCAACCTCAGCATTTCCTTGTTGCATTTCAAATATCCCCATATTAAGGTCAATATAATGCTCAATCATTTTAGGTAATTGTAATATTGAACTAGAAAGTGGCTGTGGAGCTGGAAAATGAGGCTCTCCAAAACTAGCATCATATTCAATGGTAGCATTAGGATTTGCCCAATCTCTTTCAAGTTCTTCCATATCTTGCACAGAACCCTGTGGTACTAATAATTTTAGCCCCGAAGAAGCCTGCGCATGTGAGGTAATAAGAGACATAGTTTTGTTTAAAAATCGTTGAAAGTCTCTATTCTTTCTAACGTCACCCATAGGATATGGAGTATTCGTCCATATATTCGGGACTGGTATAATTGGGTAAGCATCTGTATCCATTACAGACTGGTATAACATAACTTGTCCCACGCAGCAACTTACTTGAATCCTTGTCTGAACAACTTGAACAAGGTCTACAATTTTTTCCTTAAAAGCCCTAGCTATATCTGGGTCTTGTAAATATCTTTCCAAAGAAGCCTCATCGAGAACTTGTTCTTGCTGAGTTCTCATATCTACTACACGATAGTAGGGAACTTTTACTTTTTCAAAGCTTTCTATTAATCTATACTTTTCTTGAGAAGAAACTCCATAGTCATAATCTTTTGTAACATCAGGAGTAAAAGACTTCTTATTATACTCTAATGTTGAATCAGGATAGTCGCCATCTGTATAATCAACGTGCTCAACTTCATCAATAAGCATCTTGCCAGACTCTTCGTCTACAACCTCTGCAAGCTGTGGATATTGATTTAAAAGCTGTGCTTTTGTGAGAATAGTAGATAGCATCATTCCAGCAGAATCATCAAACCACTTGTTCCTACTGTTAGGGTCTACCACAACACGAAATGGGTCAACATATGTGAATTTGATTTCTCCCCTTCCATAATCAGCTTCTCTATCAATATAGGAATAGAAATAGCCAAGCCCAGTAACAGCATAATCATGAACAACCTGCTTAAAAACCTCATCACCATCTGAAATATCCCATACATATTCAAGTATTGTTTTCCATACATTTGCTAATTTAGTATCAGAATCTTCTCTAGCCACAGCAGAGAATTTAGGTGGCTTAGATGTCATAATAGCCTTAAACTGTTCAATTGCAGAATAAAGCCTATCCATAGGAGTATTTGACTGATTTCTCTCTGCAAGAATATTTGCCTCATTGGCAGTATAATGATTTCCTAAATAAAAATCAATGTCTTCTCTTGCCTGTACATCCCAATCTTTACGAGCATCATACCATCTCCTCCAACGCTCTTTTATCTCTTTTGTTCTATTATCTTCTGGAATCATATATATATAATTTACTGATTATTTAGTTAAAACACAAGTCACACACGAGCACCTGTAATCCAATTATAAATTTTCTTTCTTTTTCTTTCCCATTCACCTGTATCTTTGTTCTTTACCTTCTTTTCTCTGCCCGCTTTAGGATTTCCCCTAGCATACTGACAAGCAAGCCAAAACGCATCAATACAGTCATCGTGTGACCCTTTGGGAAAGTCAAGGAGCTCACCGATAAGTTCATGCATGTTCTTCTTGATATGAACAGCCCCTGCCTTAAACATTGGCTGCAAACCCTCCCAGAGTCTATCTTTCTTTTTAATATTGCCATAGTTCTTTATCCCCTGTTCGATACCTGGCATAAACTTGCCTTCTTTCTTACTGCGCTTTTGTACATAGTCTCTAAGCATTTCTTGGTAAGCTATTGTTTCTATATTTATTCTCCGTATGGGTCTATACTTTTCCACAATCTCGAAGATTTTATCTGCACAGTCCATTGGGAGAACTTTTTCTCTCCAAT